CATATTATTTTCCTTTGCCACTTATAGGGCCAGTTGTTCCTGGTGCTGCATCTGTATTAAATTTGGCAGGACCTTCAGTGGGAATTTCTTCTCCACGTTCTTTACGTTGAAGTTTTAAGATATCATTTAATTCTTTAACAAAACCGCTATTATATTTGTCACCGTAGAAATTTTCAAATTGTGCATTTGGGGCTTCTTTGTAATCTGGATCAGCTAACAATGCGCCTTCTCTCTTAGGTTCTACATTTTGATATTCTTCAGTAGGCTCAAACGGACTACGAACTACTAAATGCTGTTTACCTACACCAAGACCTGAACTTAGATATTCTGTTAGTTCAAATTGTGTTGTTGGATAATCTAATACAACTTCGTAGATATTAACTTCACAATTTTTAATTTGGGGAAAATCTAATGGTAGTGCTTGAATAGGAGTCTTTGATTTTTTGAATCCTGCAGGAATATTGCCTGTAGTAAAACGGCTTAGCAAGCTCTTCATTGTATCTTCTTGCTCAGTGGTCATTTCACCGGCAATTTTGATACGGAAGTCATACTTCTTTTTAGATTCAGTTAGGTGTTCTTTGAATGATTTCATAATGTATTATTTATTCAGATCTTTAAGTTTTTGCAAGATGCTATTACGGTCTGTAATAATATATCCTTCACCCTCTACGGTATTTCCGTTGCCTTCACCGTGTTTTTTGTCTATAGCTAGTTTTTTAAGCTGTAGATCAACCATTTTTAACTTCTTGTCAATCTTATTAGTTTTAGCTGTAATGGCAGCATTCATCATCTGTGCGGCTACTTCAAACATGCGTGAACCGTAACGTGCTTCTACATTCATACCCAAATCCATTAAGTCGTCGTAGGCTTTTTCAGCTTTGTCTGCAAGTGCATCTAGTTCACTATCTGCCATATCCCCTAGCCCTACTACTCTAGGTAAAGCCGCCGAAATCTTGTCAAATTCTTCTAACTTATCCTGTAAATTAATAGTTGCCACAGGTGTTACATCAACAGGCTCTGGCGGTACAACTGAGTCTGTTGTATCTAGGTTTAATAATTCTTCTAATCGTTTTGTCATATTTTTACTTATTCCGTTTTCCGGTATTCTGAAAAATATCTCCCTCGTTTACAATCCTAAATTTGATGCCCTGTTGTTGGCACCATGCGGATGCTGCACCCCACTTGGCCATATTTTTAACATACTGTGCTTGATTGTAAACATTTTTACCAACTTTTTCTTTAAGCGTTTGATTGACTGGTTTTATTTCAATAACCTCAACGTGTTTTTTCATGTTCTTATCTATATAAGAGATTAGAAAATCCGGAACATACACTGTATGTTTTCCGGTTAACGGATCCTTATAGGGAATCTTTATGCTTTCACTGGACCATTGTTGTATACTAGGATTGTTGTCACAGAATGTCATAAAAGTAAATTCCCAAGAACTTCTATATCTAGGAGTACCTTGACCTATGTACTTTTCGGGATTCTTTACACTATAAGCCCCTTGACTGAACTTTAAACTCATGCAATTATGTTTCTTTGAATTTCAGGATGCGTTTGAAATTTTTCAGCGTAGCCTAAACTACTGCTCTTAAATCTATTGTAATTTAAGATTTCAGAGACAAGCCCAGATAACTGAACATTGTCTAGTCCTTTTAGAGTATCTAAAATCTGCATAGGGTTGTACCCGTCTTGTTTTGCCTGTCTAATAATTGTAACGGCAATAGATTCTGCTGCTACTTCACCAAAATCTCTATTAGTAAAATATCCTTTCATAGCGGCCAACACTGATGAATTAATTTCAACAGGGGCGGTCATGTAAGAATCAAATGCCTGCACTGTTTTGTTTTGAGATACACTTACGGGAATATTAGAATAGTTTTGATTCATGATTATCTTTTAGGAGGGAATATGATTGCTGCTGGATTAGCTCTTATTTTTCCATCAACACTGGTATTAAATGCTTTAAAAATATTAATTCCAACTCCTCCCGGTAAGTTGAATATCCCAGGTTGATATTCTGTGCTAGGTGGAGTATAGTACTTTCCCGGAGCAGTTTTAGTTATTGCTCCTAGTGCGCCACTGGCAATATTATAACCTGTAGCCTTAGTTCTAATTATGCCTTTTGTGTTTATATAATTTTTAGCAAGGATTAAAGCAATGTCTAATAACATATTTTGTGTGCCGCCGCTTCCTCCAACTCTACCATATGCTCTTGCGGCGCCCCTATTATCAAAACCATTGTTAATTCTCGTAGGCCCTACACCTTTACCAAACACTGCATTGGCACCACGGGGAACCAATGGGTTTCCTAAGTAAGGACTGTTGTTAGAATTTCCTGCGATTTGCAGGGGACTAGGAGTTTTGTCGTAGTACAAACTCGTGAACTGTGGCGGATCGGTTCCTGGAATAATCTGCCCGTAATCATACAGTACGTTTTCATAGGCAACGGACATTCTATTCTGCATGATCTTGCTGCCTTCACTTTGATTTAATGAGTCGTGTGCCCATTCTGTAATCTTAGGATTAATTAAAGTTACCTGAGTGAAATTTTGTTGATGTAGACTGTAAATTTCTATTGAGGTAAAGAAAGGCACGCTAACATTGTTATTATAGATACCATATTGATAGTCCGTTTCACCATACTTAGTATCTCTAAATTCTATCGGTACTTCACCTGTGGTTCCATAATTACTGTCTGCAAAATAATGTTTATAATAGTTAATCCATAGTTTGTTGATAATATCAAAATTATCATCATGAAAATCTAGGCTGACTGGAGTATAGGTTAGTTTAGTAGGTACTACCGTTTTTCTATTATATTGATTTAATGTTTCGGTAGCGATTGTAAATTTAGGAAGATCAACCTTCTTAACTAATAATCCGACATCCATTGCACCAGTTTCACGCCATTGTTGATCTATAATAGCAGCCGGATTAATGTTGAATACTACGTAATAAAGAAAACCTAATTTAGGAGAATATGCATAATTTTCGTCAACGTAAAGTCGACTAGCATGTTGATAGTCTTTTAAATTAGGATATCCCTTGGTATATCCGGTACCGGATAGATAGTTAGTAAATGCGTTACTCATACAAATATTTAGTCAAATAAAAAGCCCGGGTTTTTATGCCGAGCTTTTTTAGAGATAATTTAGTTATTATCCACCCGTAGCTAGTCCTTGTGCGCCTGCTGGTCTTACTACACGACCTACATCTAATCCAATACCACTAGCAGCGCCGCCTGGCGCATCTAGTTGAATAGCATTATCATAAGTGATAGTTAATGCAATATCCATCGGATTCGTTGCATCAGCATAGTCGCCACCTTGGTAAGTAGCCTGTTTGATAAAGCATCCTAAAAATTCAAAACTTTCTAGGGTCACTGGTTCAAATGCACCATTGCCGCCGTCGAGCATTTCAACTCGCATTCTAAACTTATAATCAATGCCGCTAGCAGCACCGCTTTGTTCAAAGAAGTCAAATTGCTTCTGTAATTGCTCACCAACTTTGCGACTAACAACGCCAGATGCATCATCACGGATTGTTAATTTTGCATCGGCAAAATTATGTTTGCCTAGTAACTTAACTGTACTGTTATATACAGGTAATTTAATTTCTTCAAAACTAACTTCAGGACGACTAACGTTCATAACTTGCTTGGTTAACTCAGTTGACGGAGTTCCGCCAACACCAAAGCTATCTAAAGTAACACGAAAGCGATACTTTAGTTTTGGCATCAACAGTCCCTGGGTAGTGGCTGCTTGGGTGCCGCTTAGTGGAACTGTGAATCTTGATAAACTTGCGATTGGCATATATTAATGCTCCTTATTCTTTGTATTTACCTATTATAGTCCGGCTGCAATGTCACCAGTATTTTTCAAGCGTAATGGAATATAAATGTATTCAATAGCTTTTACTGGCTCAATAGCAATATCAACATACAACTCGTTTCTATCAATTCTAGAAGGAGTATTGTTTGTTTCATCACAGACTATGACATAGTCATATAGTGCTCGTTGGCCCACTAATTCAAGCATTAGGCTTTCGGCTGCTGCTTTAATCTCACGACGTGTCTGAGCATCGTTAGGTTCAAACAAGAATGGTCTTGCAAGAACGTCTAATTGTTTGCGTAGATAGCAGACTAAACGAGCAACGTTAATTCTGTCTAATGCACTGGCATTTCTAGCACGAGTACGTTGACCGTAGGCTAAAACGCCGACACCAGTCAAAGTAGCAATTGGGTTAATTGCAATACGTGGATCTTGCAATACATCACGAAGACCTTGATGTAATGCTGTAGACTTAAATTCGCCTTCTGCATTAATATAACCAACTGCTGTAGCATTGTCAACACCGCCACGTCTTGTACCAGCAGGTGCAAACCATGGATAGCTCTTAGCATCACTATTAATAATAGTGCGTAACATCATGTGACTTGCCGGAACAACAATGTTGTTACCTGTATTGTCATTTGTGTAACCACTTGGGTAGTACATGGCCATGTATTCATCAAAGCTAGTAGCACCTACATCACCGTTATCTAATGCACCATTTGTATTTAAACCCCACTCGCTTAATTTTGTCCCAGTAGGTTCTAAACGGAATGGTGTATCACCAACAACAAACGCTGTAATACCGCGATCAGTGTTAAGTCCAATCATGTTTTGAATTACTTCAGGATAACCAGGAGTAGCCATTAGGTTAAATCCTAATGTATCATTGTCACGGATTGCTGCATTGGCATCAATTAATGCCTTCAGTGTTTCGACAACTTGTGCTCGCTGACCTAGGCGGCCAAATCGCGGACCACCATCTTCTGCTACCGCATTTTGCGATACCCAACGGTCTGGCTCATAAGCTGCCATTGATGCATTGGCCTGTCTAGGATTTGTTGTGTTAACATTAATATGACCTGAAGTATATCTTTTAACATTGAAACCGCTTCGACGTGTATTCCATAGGTGCATACCGCGTGGGTATAATGCAGGATCAGGTGTATCGGGGTCCAGATAATTGCTTGTTAGTAGATCTACAATAGAGCTTGCGTCAGCTGTAGCACCGGCAGTTGCCCAACGTGCATCAGCAAATAACCAACCGTCTGGTGTTGATTGATCAGTAACGTCTTGCTGTACCCAAGCTGTACCAGAGTACACATAAATGTTTCTTCCGTATGCATCGATATCACTAGTATCAATCCAAATATCTCCGGCAACTAGTGCGGTTCCATCTGATTGTCCAGTGTTTCTATCTGGCTCAGTAGCGCTAACTATTGGACCTAACGGATCAAGACCTGCGCTAACATATTGACTGCTAGTTGAATTCATGCCTACCCATGTAGTTCCATTATGAATTAAAATGTCAACTTCGTCAACTACACTACTGTACCACATACTACCATCTGCAGGTGTTGTAGAAGGAGCATCTGCCCTTGCTTCATATGCAAGTGGCTTCCATGAAGTGACAATATAAGTGAACGGTGTAGTTCCTATTGTAAAATCAGCAGTTGGTGCTGCAAAT